GTTGTACGAGCCATTGACATTGACCGCGATCTCGCTGGAAAGCCAAAGCCAGACTATGCCCATGACCTTGCAGACCAGATTCGACTCTGTGCGAAATCTGGAGATAAACGCATTGCATACGTTATATTCGATGGACGCATCGCGTCCTCCAAAAAGCGTTGGGCTTGGCGAACATATACTGGAAGCAATAGCCACAAGCATCATATTCATATCAGCTTTACGAGCAAGGGTGATAACAATGGCTCGTTCTTTAATATACCCATGTTAGGCGGAGAATAAATGAACATGAAACACCCAGTAATCATCTCAATAGGCGCATTCTTAGCAGTCTGGGGAACTACCTCAAACTTTGCTCTGGACTATCGCTCTATTCTTGGTGCAGTCGTGGCGGGAGTGTTCGGATACGCGAGCCCGAAGAAATGAGCCAATCAGATTTCTTTACCCTGTACTTCGCAAGTCTTGGAGTTTTAGGTGGGTTGGCTGGCTATGTCATTACCCATTTACTCTCTGAAATTAAGAGACTTAATTCGCGTGTCGATGAGATTTACAACATACTTCTAGATCGATAATAAACACATGGCTAAGAAGAAGGTCATTGACCTAGACACTTACAACGCGCTAGACGCGTGGGCTATATCGTTGCATGAAATGTACAGAGCGTTAATCCGTGCTGGCTTTAGGTCTGATATTGCTATGGGAATCATCATGGAACGTGATGCTTACCCTGATTGGATACTTCCAGCAAAGCCAATCGAGAAGATTGGTTCAATCGACCCTGATGAATATGAGGATGACGATTAAGATATTAGTGATTCCAGATATGCAGATTCCTCTGCATGATGAGCATGTCACGAACAATTTAATCCGCTTCGCTCGCAGCTTCAAGGCTGACAAAACTGTTACCTTGGGTGACGAAATGGATATGACAGAACTTGGGCGTTGGAGTGAGGGGCGAGCCGAGTGGTTCGCACAGACTCTAGGCGATAACCGAGACATGACTGTGGATATTCTCTGGGAGTTGGGCGTTACGGACATGATCCGTAGCAACCACACAGACCGCCTCTACAACCAGATAAGCAGCAAAATCCCAGCACTAGGGGCTTTGCCAGAGCTGCGCTTTGAAAAGTTCCTTAAATTGGATGAATTGGGTATTAAGTTCTGGCGTGATGAAATGCCTATTGCGCCTAACTGGATAGCAGTCCATGGAGACCACACACCAATCAAGCCACAAGGGGGCTTATCAGCCCTAGAAGGGGCTCGTAGGCGCGGAAAGAACGTCATTAGTGGTCACACCCACAGAGCAGGGCGTTCGTCCTTTACAGAGGCTTCTGGAGGGCGTGTAGGGCGTGTCCTGCATGGTGTAGAAAGCGGGCATATCATGGATACGTCTAGGGCGAGCTATACGAAAGGGGTTTTCAACTGGCAGCAAGCGTTCTCGATTATCTGGGTCAAGAATAAGAACGTGCAGGTTGACCTCATCAACATAGAAAAGAACGGCACTTTCATGGTAGGCGGAAAGGTCTATGGAAGGGTTCGCTAGTCCTGTATTCGAGGATGAAGATCCATCCCAAATTGTAATCAAATCGTTATCAAAGCATGGGGCTTGTCGGCATCATTTGATGTAATACTTCTGCCGTACCCGAGATACGGATACAGAAGGGCTCAAAATGAATATGGATCATGCACTACTAGGCATGGCAGTAGTTAGCGGTTTATTTGGCTTTCTACTGGGTTATGCAAAAGGACACGAACACGGCAAATATGCAGGACGTATTGCCCTACGCCGTGAGCAAGCAGCACAGCAGCAGGTGAGTCGATGAATGCTAGAGACTATCTCAACGAAGCGAGAGCTACTATCCAAGACCGAGGACTTGACTACGGACACCCTAGCGATAATATGCAAAGGACAGCCTCACTCTGGAGCTCATACCTCGAAATGCCCATTAGTGATTATCAGGTGGCAATGTGTATGGCATTGGTCAAAATCGCAAGAAGCATGGAAACTGCAAAGACAGACACTTACATCGACCTCGCGGCGTACGTTGCCATAGCGGGACAACTACACACAGAGGAGAATGAACTCTATGTGTGATCCAAATATTGATGGTCCAGAAGGTTATTGCGAAAAGTTTAATTTTCAACAAGCCCTACATTCTTTGGCTTACAATAAGACAACCGAGGATCAGCATGGAGTTGTCTTTATTAGGCAACAATACGTGTTGAACTTAATGGAGGAGTACGAGTGTTCAATTTAGAAGATTACGAGACAGTAGAAGAACGCCTAGTCAAGTTTTGGAAGGAACACCCAGATGGACAGATCCATACCAAACTGCTGGAACAAACTGCTTCTCGGTTCATCGTTGAAGCAAGCATCTACCGAACTGAAGCTGACGCTCGTCCGTGGACAACTGGCTTGGCTGAAGAAACAGTCCAAGGTAGAGGAGTTAACGCCACATCTGCGCTGGAGAATTGTGAGACTTCTGCCATTGGTAGGGCTCTTGCGAATGCGGGTTATGCTACAAAGGGCAAGAGAGCAAGCCGCGAAGAGATGGCTAAGGTAAAGGCTAAGGTTGAAGTACAAAACCTAGTCCAAGAAACAAAGGCTAAGTTAGCCCAGACTGCTAGTGAGTATGTTCCAGTACCGAAGGAAGAAGATCCATGGACAATCAGGGAAGCTGCACCAGCAGCCACAGTCGAGGAAGCAGTAGAGATGGTCAAGTCGATTATTGGTGGCACAACGGAGCAGGATATACCGCGCTGCAAGCATGGCGAGATGGTCTGGAAGACTGGGACAAGTAAGGCCGGTGGCAAGGCGTGGGGTCATATGCGTTGCCCTGAACATGGCTTCAAGATGAGCGACCCATGCGAGCCAATCTGGTATGAGATTGCAAGCGATGGCACATGGAAGCCACAGGTCAAACGCTGATGGGTCACATTCAGTTCCTCAACCAAGATGGTGAGTGGGAGTCATTCCCAACTGCTGAAGAAGAAGCCAACCTACGAGCTAATGCAGCAGCATTGGAAGAGTTAGGCTACAAACTGATTTGCCAGATGTGCAATGAAGTTCCCACATGGACACAAATACGTCAACGCTGGTTGATGCACGAGTGGACATGTAAATGCGGAACAATTAACTCTGCTGGGCGTGCATGACACGACACAGAAAAGACCGAGGTCTGCGAACCGAGCGAGTGGTTGCAGCCTATCTCTCGACTTGGTGGAGAAGCGCAGGTGTCGGTCGTGGTGCTGGAAAAGATATAACCAACGTCCCGTTCGATGTTGAGGTTAAGGCTAGATCGGCGTTCCAGCCCCTAGAGTGGTTGCGCCAAGCCACCAAGAGAGCGGATGGCAAAGAGCTTCCGTTTGTGGTGTGTCGTATGAATGGACAGGGCGAAGATGCTTCCGAGTATCTTGCTTTCATGCGGTTTGGTGACTTGGTGCAATTACTCTTACCAATCTACGGAGATATACAGAAAGATTCGGTAGAATTAGAGCCTGAGAGATGCACACTATGTGGATCGTGGAAGTTAAAGGACGTGCCATGCAGGACGTGTCAGGTATCTAATGCCAATTTATGAGTTCCAATGCGATAACGACCTTTGTGAAGCTGATGCTCGCATAGAGAAAGAACTATCCATATCCAAAGTTCAAGACGGCATTGAATGTCCGTTCTGTAATGAACTTATGAGAAAGGTGTATTCAAGTGTTCCAGTCCATTTCAAGGGAAGCGGCTTCTATTCTACGGATAGGTAGCCTATGCACAGGTTATGGGGGTCTTGACCTAGCGGTTGAGGCTCACTTTAACGCAGAAACAATCTGGTGTGCAGAGTTCGATAAATACGCAAGCCAAGTAATTGAGCAAAGATTTAACATACCCAATTATGGGAACATCAAAGAAATTGACTGGGCTTCAATGCCTGAAATAGACATACTTACAGCTGGCTATCCTTGCCAGCCATTCAGCCATGCAGGAGAAAGAAAAGGCTTAAATGACGAACGACACATCTTCCCATATATTGCCGAAGCAATTAGCATCTTACGACCAAGCTACGTCATCTTGGAAAACGTCAGAGGACATCTCAGCCTCGGACTTAAAGAAGTTCTCGCACGGCTTACCAGCATCGGGTATGACGCGAGATGGCATACTGTACGAGCTTCCCATGCAGGAGCTCCACACCGCAGAGAGCGTGTCTTTATCGTCGCTCAACCTACCAACACCAACAGCTTCAGACAGCCATTGGGACAAAAGTCAAGCAATGAGGTCTGGCATCAAGGGCAATCACAATCTGAGTCTGGTCGCGTGGGCGAGATTGTTAGCGACTCCAACGACCAACATAAGTCACACCACAGGCAAATGCAGAAACTGGGGCGCAGATTTACTTCACGACGTGAAATGCAGCTGCAAACCCCGCCGTCTGCATTGGATCAAGACGGAAAATTAAACGCATTATTCGTTGAATACATGATGGGCTTGCCTAAAGGTTGGGTTACTGACACAAGCTTATCAAGAGCCCAACAACTTAAAATGCTTGGTAATGGTGTAGTACCTCAACAAGCAGAACTAGCATTAGAATTGCTATGTGACACAAATCACTCTCATATAGTGAGACGATAGGATTTAACTATGCGTAATAGACTTGACACGTACGATATGCTCTCTAGCGAAAGCCCATCAGGGGCTTACCGCGAACCGCTTAGGCGGAGAGTTCGCGGGGTCGCCTTCGCATTGGTGGGAGCTATGTCTTTCGGCATTGCGCCTGCTGATGGTATTTCAAACGTTCGATATACAGACATTAAGTCATTAGCTGATTACCAATTAACTGATAAGCAATATAAATGTCATAACGAGATTGTGTACAGAGAATCTAGG